TAGTTTGGAGAAGTCGCCCTTTTGTCTGAACTTGATCATGTGTCGTTCCCCTTAAATTTTTGTAGTGTATTTTAGCGAAATCCATCCTGTTCCGCTCTTTAATTTGCCCCAGCCTTCTTGTTCTTTCACTATAGTGAAGACTCCTTTTCCTGTGTATTCACCAGTCTTACTATATTTGGTCCCTGGTCCTTTTCGTATGTTTAAATCTTTGATATCTACTTTTACTTTATATGGCACGCCAGTTAGTTTAGCGTTTACCTCCGATGCTATTTGGCCGTGACGCTTGTATAAGTAGTCTCCGGGGCAGGCTTTGTTAGCAAACCATCTATGAACCGTCATGTTCTGTTTTTCAGGTCTGCCTATTAGATTTCTGTTAGCTTTCCATTTAAGCTGTTCGATACCATTACGCTTACATATGTCTACTAATAACTCGATTAGAGCAGTATAAGCCGCTTTAGTAACTTTGTATGGGTGCTTGGCTTCAGACGCCACTTCTATGGTAATCGCTCGATGGTCATTCGAACGACTGGAGGTGCACCATGATCTGTCTTTTTCCTCTACACCCATACCAATTGACCCATCATAACCGATGGCATAATTGCAAGAAGACCCATTCTTGGAATCGGCCTTAGTGAAATTACTCAAATTTAAAAGTTCCTTTGCTGTAAACTGACCGACAGCACAATGGATGCTGACCGTGTCAATTTTATGATTTCTAGGACTTGTCTTATTAGGACTAATCTTCGTATAACTCACCAAAGGACTGTTACTCATTTAAATCATCCTTTCTTGTTGTTTTTAACTTGTGCTATGACTTGAGTAACCTTATCGTAGCCGACCATAGAGCATAGCCAGCTTAATACCGCTAAGATAGCGATATATACAATAGAATGTGAAGTGAAACCCAGATTATTTAATACGACATATCCAACGCCAATACCTATAGCCAGAACGAATGATACTATGCCAGCTACGATATTAGAGTGGTACTTCACTTCAAGGTCGTTTAAGATTTTCTTAACTGCTTCGGTCATAAGACCAGCAAAGGTTGCCGTTACGAACAACCCTAGCATGAAGATTTCAAAGTTAATCATATAAATCACCCTTTTGAATTTAATTGTTTTCTGCGAGCAGCATTTAACTCAGCGTAACGATTAGCAGTAGCTTGGCTATTTCCTTTCTTTTTCTTAGGAGGTTTGTTTTCAATATTACAAACTCGTATTAATGTAAGTAACCGATTTAAATGCCACTTTTCGTACTGAGGAGGTATATTCAGCGCTATCATCCAATAATAAATAAGCTCGGATGTTACAGTTTTGCGAGATCCCTTTTTGCCATCATTGTCATAAACTTTGGTAGCTGTCATAGGATTCTTAATGTATTCGTTAATCTCGGCAAAATTCTCATTGGTAAGATAGTTATATGTCTCGGGATCGACGTTTTGTGTAATTGTCATGCATTTAATATAATCAATGACTTCCTCAGTCGTTTTATCATTGTTAGTAAGAAATGCTTTATGCCATTTCGATTCCCATTTTGAAAGTGAGACGAGGGAATGCTCCAGTTGCAACGTTTGTTCTTTTCTACTAACGAACTCTTCCTTCTTTTCATCCCATAAGTCTATGGCAGGTATGGTAATTCGAAGCATATCCCTCATCCCCTTCTGTGTTTTCTAATTTATTTCTGTTGTGAAGCAAGTTGTTTGCTCATATCGGCAGGAACGATGCCGTTAATGAATGCAGAAGCTGCATCAGCATTAGTAGAAAGTTCCATAAAGATAGTAGAGTATGCTTCAGTTTGCTCGAACTCAGCTCTAACTTCGTCGTTCTTGATAAAGCGCCTACCGTCGGGACTCTTTACGCCGTAAGCTTTAAGTACGAGTTCTTTGAAAATTTTGATAATTGCGGGCATGTCTTGCGCACCTACGATTCTCTTGATCATTTCAGCGAGACCGCCAGTAGTGCCCATTTCCATTTCCATAATTTCAGCTTTAGTTAAATTGAAGTGGAAATCTTCAGTTCTTTCAACGCCGTTATAATCGGTATAAGTTACAGTTTTCTTTAACATAGTTTAAAATTCTCCTTTTCTTTTAAAATTAAATAGGAGACGCCAGCCTACACTGAGTACGTCTCCTTAAATGTTATTTGGTTAAGTTATTAAGTAGCGTCAGGGAATAAAGCAAGAACTTCGTCAATGCTGGGAAGTTTAGCTGCTACTGCAGGGGTTGTTACAGTTTCTCCTTCCATAACTGCTGCGGTTCCGTAAAGTATATTTTCTAACTCTCCAAGTTTAGCAGCGTCTGCTTTAGTGCTATCAATTACAAGATGAGCAGTAGCTTTGGAAAGAGCTGCGTTTTCAACAGGAGTAGTAGAGAAATCCCAAGACATGGTTTCGGGTTCGTTTTCTTCGCCAATGGTTTGGTTAGATTTTTCCGATACACCGGCAAGCGCGTTATAAACAATATGGATTTTGTATCCATACTTGGTACCTTCGGTGTCGTTGCCAATTAAACTGCGATAAGTGAAACCGAAAGGTTTACGTACTTGTTGAGTTGCGAATACGCCGGGTTTAACCGCTACTTGTCCGAGGCATACAGCAAAGCTATCGGGATAAGTATATGCTTCAATGCTACCGTTGAAATCTTCGTCAGACATGATTTCTAAGTATTTGTGGTTGTTGGCATATAAGGGAGTAGCTTCAGCACCTTCGGGAGATTCAGTAACATTAACTAAACCGTTCCAAGCTTCACCATCGCCATATGCGCCACTAGCGCCAGTCTTAGGATATACTACACCACGATCGACGCCGGTTTCATATAACTTCTTAGTATCTTCATCCCATGCAAGTTTAAAATTTGCCATAGTAGTTTTATCTCCTTAATTAATAATATAAAGTAAATACAAAGTGATATAGATTTTCAGCGATATACGGACGATCAAATCTACACATCGGGAAATGCTTAATAATATCGTCATATATAGGGCTGTCTGGATCGTAATCGATCACAGTTACCTCGTATTTTTTAGTAGAGGTATAAGTCATATTGTCTGCGTACGTTTGATCTATAGCAGCTAACTGATACCTAATACAAGGGTATTTCATTCTTACTGACTCAGGGGGATTGTAATACACGTTTCTAGTTCCGAGGATATTACAGAATTCCTCATGCAGTTTAAGCCTGCTTGCCATTGTATACACCCCCTAAAGTAAGAATCAGTCTTGGATGCTTGGGTTCAACACTCGAAATCTTCCATTTAGCACCCATGATTTCGACGTATTTCATGGAGCTGTAATGGTTAAGTACGTATGAATCGGCTATGATGCTGATTTGTCCGCTAAACTTCAAGTTATCATTGGTGCTCTCAGAATTTTCAGACATATTGCTCGGCATGCGGAGAATGTCCCCCACCGCAAAGTGCTCCACAATGTCCGGAGACCAAACGCCAGGACTGATTTCTTCTATCTCGGCAGCATAACCGATAGGTCCATAGAACTTAGCCATAATTATTCACTCCATTTTGATTTTTTAGATTAACCAGCAGTAGCTACAGGTTCTTCAAGTGCAATTGCAGAGAAGGGTTCGGTTAATGAACCTGAAAGTCTGGTTTCCAAGAGATATTTATATTTGTTGAAGTCGATATCGAAATCTTCAAACTTGGTGAGTTGACCACCCTTAGCGCAACCGAAAGTATAGTCAGCAAGGTTAACGAAGAGACCAAGGAGTTTCTTGTTACCAGCTTCGGTTTCTCTGATTTGACCTTCGAGTTGTTCGATTTCTACGATTTCAGCAACGTTAAGAGCTGCAGTAAGGTCAGCCTTAGAATTGTAGATGCGTCTACCGTTTAAGTCACGAGCAAGGAGCATTACGTTTACAAGGTGAGGAGTGCAGTAAAGGGTGGGAAGACCAGTGCCTTTGAACTTTTCTCTAGAATAGAGAGCTGCAGTGATGATAGCTTCAGAGTAAATGTAGTTTTCACCGAAGTTAGCACCAGTGTTGGTACCTTGAAGTTCTGCTTTTGCTTTAGCGATGTCTACGTCACAGTGCATGCAGTAGAAATCTTCATCGTGATAGATTGAACGAATGTTAGCTTCGTGAATCTTATCGGGATCAGTCTCTTCACGACCATCACCAATTAATGCTGCTAAAGCAAGGGTTTCATACATCTGGTCGTTCATGACTTTGAGTTGGAAAGCAGTTACGTCCCAATCGATATCGATGATGTCGTCTCTGTGGAGTTCATCTTTGATATAAACAGTTTGAGGAGAGGTTTCTCTCTTCAAGAGTTTGATTTGGTTCATAATTTCTTTCTTGTCGCCTTTCTTTTGGTAACCTTTAGCGTTGAGATCAACTGCTCTAGCGTCAGCTTTACGGGTACGAATCTTAGAGAAAGGACTCTTATGGATCTTGTTGATTACCTTCATAACCCAACTTTGGTCAAAGTCTCTGATGATTTCAGGCGCACCAGGATTGATGAGATGGGGTTCAGGGAAGAGTAATGCAACAGTTTCAGCGTCAGATTGGTCAAAAGCGTGAGCTAATTCTTCGTTGTCGCTGATGTACATTTGGATAGCAGACTTTAAGCTAGCAACACCGGGTTGTTTAGCAAGAGCGATAATCGCTTCTTTGTCAGCATGGGTAAGTACTGCTTCTTTCTTGGTAGCTTCGTTGTTATCGAATACATTGTGCTTCATGGTTTCGTTTCCTCCTTCGGAAGTATCATTGTCCGTTTTTTTGTTTTTGTTTTCAGTGTCTTCTATTGCCTTCGCAACGAATGCGTGTAATAGATCTTTTTGTTCGTCGTTGAGAGTGTTATACACATCTTCGACGGTCTTTTCAGCGGCTTCATCAGCGTGTTGTACTTCTTCTGCCACTTCAGTGGGTTGTGTTTCTTCTACAACTTCAGGGTCAACCTGTTGGCTGTTTTCTTCACCTTCTTCAGCATGTTCGAGGTTGCTTTCGAGGTTAGGAATATCAAGGGGTTCCCCGTTGAATATGATTGCTTCTTCCTCTTCGTCAGCACCTTCGCCATGCTTAACAACGGTGTCGATAAGTGCACCAGGATTTGCTCCTGCTAAGACGAGGCTTACTTCACGGATTTTACCATGCGTAACGCCGCGCTTATTGTCATGCTTAAGCTGGTTAGCACAGATAGAAAGTGAACAAATATCGCCATGTAAAACAATTTTCTTGGCTTCTCGTCCGCTTTCGGTATCGTTGAACATACAGTATGCATACATTCCGCCGTCGCGACTATGTAACAATGCTTTACCTAAGATGTTATGCACATCGTTGTGTTGATGGTTCCACACAAGAGGAACTATATCACCATCATGATGTTTAAACGCATCAGGTAAAATGGTACGGCCGTCAGAACATAATTTGTTGCTGCATGTCGCCCACCCAGCGAAATCGTAGTTGTTTACGCTAAGCTCCATTTTGATTTTCTCCTTCTAAAATTGGTTCTTCAGTCACCTCTTTAACTGGTGTAGGTGCCTCGCCTTCCGGATGGCTTATGTTACTGTTGATAAGTTTGTCCGCCTTGGGATCGGTTGAAGGCTTTCTACCCATGATTTGCCTAATCTCATTCTTAGTTAAGATCTCATTTCTAGTTAACGTGTCTGCAGTTTTAGCAAGTTCAGAAGCAGGCATAAGAGCAAAGGGATCTCTGAAGTAGGAAATCGACTGGTTCTGTGACCGAGCAGTTTTGGTTAAAAATTTTCTTTTGAATTCGTTAACAATAGCCATTACCATAACTTTTACGGTGCGGTTAGTATAGTTAAGCATTGTTTTTTCGTCTGCGGTACCATCTAATATCGACTGATGAAACGATAACTGGCTGTATAGCATGCTCGTTAGGTATTCAATCTGCTTCAATAGATTGTTCTCTACAGGTCGGTTCAATTGAGTGATACGCTCAGTACCGTCGGTATAAGCAATACCATACTTAGAACCGGACAATTGCACTTCTATATCTTTACGCCTTTTTTCGGCTTGTTCACGTCTTGCCTCTGATTTAACAATGTATGGTAACTGGATGATTAAATCCAATTTACCCGAACCGCTTTGCTCATCTATTGCGTCCAACAATGTTAATTTCTTAACAAGTCGTTTCATAGTTGAGTTCGGTTCGTTCATGACCGCATAGAACGGGTTCTGGATGATAGCTACGCTCTCTTTAGGGAGTGTGACATCTTCATGCTTACCCGTGCGATCATTATAAAGTTTTATTTTTACGTGACGAGGATACCATTGAATAATTTTGCCGGTTCGCATAGTCTTAATATCATACGATCCGGTTTTAGTGGGATCAACGTCAGTATCCACAGGGACCACCGCAACGACACCTTCATCAATCATTGACATAACAATATCTTGTATGAAGTCTTTATGCGTTTGGTCTATGTTAGCTTCAGTGTTCAAACAGTAATCTAATCCGCTCTTATAGTAGTCATTAAATCTACCTTCTTCGTCCAATACAACATGGCGAATATCCACATCTGCGACATCTAGAGCGATACGGTTTGTAATAGCGGTTACAACAGTCTTTTCGTTACCACCGCTAAGTCGGACTCTGTCAGGTCGCGTGAAGTAACTTTGACCGAGGTCCATGGTATTATAGTACATAGTGGGATCTCTGTTATTTACAAAGGCATTCCATCCATGTTTAATTCTGTCTAGTAATCCCATTTGGTGTTCTCCTTTTATTCAAAAGCATCTTTGTTAAGCTTATAAGCGATATACGCGTCCATCATTGCTGCAACAGCGTCGATTTTCTGGTCATAGCGCTTCTTGTATAATTTACGGTTTCCGTTGGTATCTTCTATCGTGATACAGTTACCCATAGTAAAAGTCATTAGTGCTTCGTCGAAGAACAGCATTCTATCTTCTGCTAATTTCTTAAGTTCCCCTAAAGGAACTGATTCTGTTCTAGAACCTTGAATGACTTTTTCAACTCCATAAGTACCATTCTCAGTTACCCAACGGTCGACGAAATCTTTGGCATTATACGGGTCATATCCGAAGCAACGAACGTCGTATTGACTATTAATTATAAACGCATCTAAATCGTCGAATACTTCCATTGGGTCTAAAATAGTACCTTCTAAAACTATCAAACTACCTTCTTTTATAAACTCTTCGTATTTCAAGCGCATTGCTCCGGGGAGTTTCATCATAGTTCTGGTTGTTATATAGTTTCTGGTCTTTACGCCGAATGCTCCATTTCCCAACGGGAATAAGAACGTAAATGCACAGAAGTCGTCACCTTGCGATAAGTCCGCGCCCAACGCGCATGGCATTTGCCAGAATTCTCTTTTTCTATGAGGCAACGTTTCTTCATAAGTGAAGTAGTACGTATAACCTTCTGCGGGTATACCGAAACGTTTAGCTAACGTATCATTCCTAACAGCAGGGTTATTTTCCATTCTTTCTACTTCATCTTGGTACGTTTCGTAACTAACGGTCTTTCCTAAATTAGGATTTGCTTTAACCCACATTCTGGGGTCAGCTACTTCGTCGATTGAATCGAGTTTGTACCAAAAGATTGAAGTATGGATATCAGGATAGTCACCTTTAAGAATGCTAGCTAACTCCATTTTGATTGAATCGCCAGGTCCATTACGTACAGTACCTTCTGAGCTAATAGCTAAGATGAGGAACTCCTCGTTCTTAGAAGCGCCTTGTTTTGCTGCACCGACGACATCTTCGGAGATGTCACCAGACAACCATTCGTCCACTGATACAACTTTATCTTTACGACCTTGGTATTTATCAATAGTCATCGGGACGATTTCCAACAAAGAATTTGTCAGGAAATTCTGGATACCTTTTTTAGTACTTGCTAACTTCAAACGGTCAGCTTTTGAACCGGTGGTATTTTGTAATGATCCCTCGGTTAAGAACTTAAATAAAGGTCCTCTAGCCCTAGTTATTGATGTTTTTATCGGTCCTAATACTTCTTCTGCCTGTCTAGTTGTGGGTGCAGTAGTTGACTGTTGAGTAGTCGATGTGTCAATATTAAGGAAGTAGCTATGTATGCATGACGCGTACATCGATTTGGCAGCGCCACGTCCTACTATTAAATATTGTCTATTGATTAGACGCTTCTTTATGGTTTTCTTGACATAGCGACCACCATGTCCATCTTTGCCAGGGACGTATACACTTCTGTCAACAAAGTAATACCAACCGAATATCTGCTCTGCCCAAAGTTTAAACGAATCTAATAAGTGAAGATCGTCACCATTGGTTAATGTTAATTCGTTTTCACAATACGAAATAAACCCATCGATAGCTTGGTCGTCGTACCAAACACCTGGGTTTTTAATGAGTGCATCTATTCGGTTCATCTCCATAGAGATTTCACGGTTAACTGGTATTTCTCCTCTAAGTACGGCATCTCGAAACATGCCGTAATACTTAGGGGTAGCTGTATTCGACAATGCCATATGTTATCACCGTTTATTTCTTTTTCTTTTTCTTTTCGGTTTCTTTTTTAGCTAATTTTACGCTGTTTCCGACGTATCGAGTGTTGAGCCAGCTACTTCCGCGATCGGAGCTATCTTTAACGTGATTATAAGGGTCTTCCATCGAGTACTCGCTAGATTCGGTCTTATATTCGTAAGATGCTTCAGACTTGGTTTCTTTCTTAGGTTCTTCTTTCGGCTTTTCGTCAGATTTCTTCGGTTCTTCCTTCTTAGGTTTCTCTTCGGATTTCTTAGGCTCTTCTTTCGGCTTTTCGTCAGATTTCTTAGGCTCTTCTTTCGGCTTTTCGTCAGATTTCTTCGGTTCTTCCTCAGCCTCTTCCTCAGCCTTCTTTTCTTTCTTACCGAAAATCGCATCGTGCGCTTTCCTTGTCTTATCTAATGTCAGATCCTTTGCCTTACGCTTCTGCTCGGCCTTTTCCCTAAGTCCAAATAAATTACCAAAGGGAGTCTTTTCATCGATTACGTCAGTAAGAGCATCTACGCCAGCATTGGCATAGTGATCCACGAATCTTTTAGCGGAGTTCTTACCGGTGTCGATCATTAGACCTTTAAACCATTCAGCTACTTTTTCTTTATTAGACATAGTAGCTTTTCTGTATCTTTCTTCCGCTTCTATACGAGACGTCACGTCGTTAATTTCCTTAGTGCTCATGGCTTTAAGGCTTTTGCGTTCTAACGTCTTCTTATAATCAGCATGTTCTTCGTCGTCATCGTTATCGGCTTTAGCTTGGGCACGTTTCTGGTTGAGCTCATACTGCTGCTTCTTTCTGTGACCCCATCGCATGCCGGGAACGCCATAATGGAGAAGTTCTTTATCATCCATTTTGAATTTCCTCCTTGATTAATAGTGTGATTATATTAGCAGAAAATGTCCTGCCAAAACACAGGTTTATGAGTTGCTTTTAATCTATTATATGATGCAACAAATGCTGATTTAATACCATCAGTTAATTGATTTTCATGAGTGAAAAATTCTACGAATTTGTTAACATTAGCGTACTCAATATCAGTATTATATGAACCTGTATTATATAAGTTGCTACCTTCTTGTGTTCTCACAAAATGTAATTGAGTTGATGGGTCAAATAGATAATCGTGTTTATTAATATAAGTATTAAATTCTTCTTCTAAATAATATGACTGTCTAATTCCACCATCTGATGCATTAATTGCTGCTAAAAACCCACGACAGCCGCAAGGCGCATCTCTCATCGCCTTACAAGCTTCTAACGAACCTGCAAAGTTGTGTAAACGCGGTATTCTATCAATACATTCAGACGAACCGGTAATATTAATTAATGCGTTGATAGTTTTCGAGTAAGCTTCAGTCGCAGTTTCGGCAGTTGCAGAGGCGTAATTAATACCACTATACAATGCGTGAAAACCAAATTTTAACCAGCTACTATTCGCTTTAAATTCTGAACGCCAAGTAGTAGGAACCATATCAAGAGTGAAAGTTGGATTGCTCGATGCGTTCTGATAGAAGCAATAACAGCTAATAGTTACGCCAGTATCTTCATGAAATTTCTTTAGCCAAGCAAACATTGAATTGTCAAAAATCGACGCTGGTTTATTGTTTGTTAAATCTTCAAAAGCTAAATAAAAATCGTCTATTGAAAAATGACTATATTTGTTGTATTCGTCAGCAACAATCCAGTCTTCAATGTGATTGAAATGCTCAGCTTTTAACACTGTTCCCTCAGTAGTTTCTGTTTTATCTACAAATGTCTGACGTTTATAAGCCATATACTACCACCTTATAATAATGTGAAATCAGCTAATGTTACAGTTGAGCTTGTAAAATTCGTATACATAAAGCCTGCGCATTTTTTCCAAGTTTCGTTCGCAACATACGTGCTGCAGTCAAAAGATGATTGAGTAACGCCGTTGACCGATAAAGTTGCGGTATTTCCACTCCATGTCACACTTAGAGTATCTCCTTGCGCGAATGTGCTTGTAGCGGCAGCATCAGTCGTTAATACTCCGCCGCCAAACGTTGTATAGTCATAACGTTGTAAGTTGGTGCCAATATCAGCACCACGAGGACGAAACGCAAGTATGTTGCTATCGTATCTGCCGATGATAACCATACGTCCACCGTCGCTAGCAGATGCCGCGGGTGAAACAAAACTAAAGTTTTGGTTAGTATTCTTCATAAATACGACAGCTTTATTATTAGTCGCTGTAACAGTAGGAACACCGTTTTCTTCTGTTACAGTGGCCAATCCGTCGGGCGAGTATACTTCCCATTCGGCTTCGCCTTCTTCTACTATATAAACAACCTCATTTGAATAATCGCTATCTTCATAACCATCTGCTTTTGCTTTAACAACTAAAGTGTGTGAACCTGCTTCTAGATTTAATGCCGACACTTCAAAATTTATTTCACTTGAAGTTGTGAGTTCTGAATAAGTACCATCCGATGCTTTTTCATTGAGACTATACTGAGTCGCATTGGATACCGGATTTCCTTTTATATATGTTTTTGCCATTTTGATTTTTATCTCCTTTATTTATAAGTTACTTTAATTTCAATAGTTACTGTCTCGCCAACATATGACCCATATACCGTGCCAGAAACTTGATATATTCCTGAAGAGGTTTTAGAATACGAAAAATTATCGATGTTGTCGCCTATGGGTTCGAACGATTCGACCTCTCTATCAGTGTTAAACTGCGCCAATAACGCGCCCGTATAAAGTTGTGCAGCGCCAGGCACTTGAGTATCAATCGTTACTGTATATGTTAATATTTCGCTACCTTCAAGTTCTTCAAGATATATTACAGGTGCTTCTAATTTCGGTAACGTGTCTTCTGTGGTTTCGAGATAAATAACCGGAGTATCTAATTTAGTTACTATTGGTTCATCCGGTTCATCAGGAATTTCTTCCTCTATGGTTTCGAGGTAGATTTCAGGAGTATCTAATTTAGTTACTATT